TCAGAGTTAGGAACACCTTGGTCACGCAGTTCAACCTGGGCTTTAATTACTTTAGCCATGTTTAGGTTAGAAGCGTTACCGCCTACGTTAGTACCAATAGTGGTTGTCAGAGGAGTAGAAGCATCCATAGCGTCGATAACAAGCTGGTCAGTACGGCGACCAAGAGCGCCAGCAATAGTGTTTGCTAGTTCTTGCTTCTCATCAAAGTTGACATCTTGAGCATCAAACATGTCAGTGTACTCTGGAGCATTCCAGTTGCTTAGAGTGGCAGTTTTGAACTCGTGCGCCACATCCATAGGAGTTACCAAGTCAGAAGTAGACTTCTGGTTAGCAAGACCTTTACCCATACGGCGAAACTTGTAAGTGTCACCAACTACATTGTTGCGCTGTGTTACAGCACCTTTTAGCAGGCCCATGCCCTGATAGGCATGTTTAACCATACTGTCAAATTCCGTGACTGCCACGGCTGATAGATTTTTACTCATAAGAATTTCCTCGAAAAAGAGTAAGTAATAAAAAGTTTTTTCAAGGTTTTTGCTGAGTACCCAGTAAATTGGTCAGCGTCCAACCTAATTTACTGGGCCTAAAGAAAGGGTATCCAGTGAGCGAATTATAACCCGAATACCCCTATTGGATCAACCAACAGTGCGGTGGTGCGGTCTGTCGCCACCAAAGTCTTGCATCATCTTCTGTATTTTAGCCTCGTGACTTCTATCAGAGCTACGCAAAAGACCACCATTCTCATCTTTTTTGAACATTTGAGACTCAATGTCAGACCATGTAAGACCTGTAGGGCTTTCACCACCGTCAATAGGTAGCTTAGTAGGCGCTGTAGCGGATACGAGCATCTCAATTAGCTGCACTGATTCTGCTGTAGTCACTAGATCACGGGCAACATCAAAGTCTTCAGGACTCATGTTGTTCTTCATAAAGCCTTCAATAGTCTTTATTCGTTGCTGTGCGTTGTCACCTAGCTTAGATAGCTCTTGTTCTTGCTCAACCTGCTCAACAGCTTCAGATTGTGCGGTTAACAGCTCCCAAGCATCATTAAATGCGTCCTGCGACATGTTAGTCTTGTTAGCAAACTCAGTAAGTTCCTCTAGCAAAGCGTCACCAGACTCAATACCTTCAGGGCCAGCATAGCCATCTTTAGGTGCGCCTGTAAATCCACCAAACTTCTTCTCTAATTCTGTATACGCTTTAGCCTGTTCTGCAACAGACTTGTACTTAGTAGGGTTGTACCACTCAGGCATATCGCCTGCACCCTTAATACCTTCTGATAAAAAGTATTCACCTTCACTTAATTCTGGCGATGACTGATCTAACAGGGTATCGCTTGTTGTTTCTTCTACTGCGGCCTGTTCTTCTGACATTAAATTTTCTCCCAGGGTAGGTCGATAATCTTTCTCGTCTTCCCTAATGGTTGGTGTTTAAGTTTTATCTCGCATAACTTGCGCTGTCCATTGAGCAAGGCGAGAGAGTTAACGTCGATCCATTCAACGCTTTTGCCATCCTTATTACAACGGAATGCACAAAACTTGCCTACATAATCATAGCCATCAAACTTATACTGTTTAGCTAAGTCATCTAGCCATTCCATCTTAAAGCCAATTTTATCTAGGTACTTCTTAGACTCATCACCCATAAGAACTTTTGGCGTTACCTTTACGGCACGTTTCTTAACTTCTTTAGTCATAGTATTTCTGCTTGATTGATTTGATTGATTATGAATTTAATAACACCTGACTCACCATTATGGTAAGCAGATTCGTAATTAGCATTAGGGGAGCCAAAGGAAGTGTCGTTGTCGTAGATAAATCGTTTGTGTAGATCAGCAATGACTTGCTTACCTTCTTCAGAGTTGAAGCAACGATTGTATGCTTTAGCTAGGTCAGCAGCTTGTGACCTTTTTTTAGCCGTCTGCTTTTTTGCGGCCTCTGGATTAACAGAAGCCTTGTCGATGTCGTCCCAACTCATTGTACTGGGGCTTGACTCGTAGGTAATCCAGCCTGTGCAGCCTGTGCGCCAGCTTGGATTATTTGTTGTTTCTCAGTTTCGCTTCGCATTAGTTCAGCAGGCATACCAGTTTTACCTCCAGCCCATGTACCAAAATCTTCCAGCTTAAAGGCAATCTTGGCTTGGTCTGGGCCAGCAGTCTGCAATACAAACGCTACAGCTTGTTGTACAGACATTAGGTCTTCACCATCTTGCGCTTTAGCTAACGGAGACAAGAATTTAATATCTATGTCTTTATTATCTAACTGTATAGGAGTAATCAGTCCTCTACGAGTTAGGATAGCAGTTACACGCTTGATAATAGGGATTAATACTTCGGTCTGCAAGCGCCCAAACGCAGAACCAATACGTTTTGCTAGCTCTCTGGACTCAATAGCTACCTCAGTAGCACTGCGTACAGCACCATTAGGGTCGCGTAGATCGTTAAACAAGGCACGTTTGATAGCAGTTTGTAGCTCGTTAATCTCAAACTGCGCTAATGACAGGTTACTGCCAGTATCTAGTCGCTGTATTGAAGGATTAGAAGAGTTGTTAGAACCTACAGGAATAACAATGCCTGGGCTTATACTAATATTGTAGGGGTTGGTTACACCGTCATCAGTTGCTGTGTACATACCCGCTAGATCAATGGCTGCTTTTTGTAGAACAAACTCTTTAGCTTTGTTCAAAGAGCGTACATCAGGTAATGCTTGTAGCGCAGGGCCACGACCACGGATTTCACCGGATACTTTAGAGTAACGGCCAGTTAACCACGGGCTAGAGTTGCCGTAGTCTTCCATCCAGCTAATAGAATCTTCACTCTTAACCCAAACACAACCGTAGTAGGTCTTAGCCTTGGGCATGTATACAACGCCTTCGCTAACTTCTACGTCTTTGTCTGGTGAATTTTTGATCAAATTCTTAATTGTTTCAGAAGGTTTAAACCCTCTCCACTGACGCTCTAGGTTACGCGCTTTAACAGTAAATCGTCGCCAATGTGTCTCGATAGAACCGTATGGGCCTTCCTCAAACGCTATACCTTTCTGTGGGATAGCATTAAAGATAAGGGGCATGTTGTCATCATCGTTCTCATCAATGCGTAGTGAGCCAGTCCCGACTAAGAGGTCTAGGGCATGCTCGTAAAACTGCGTAGCAAAGTTAGAACGGTTGATGTAATCAAAGATAATGACAGCCTGCTTCTCCAGGTTATCTCTTATCTCTTGTTCTGTTACATCGTATTGACCAGTATTAAGCATTTCTATTACTTGGTCAGACGGAGCAAACGTAGCCCAACGCGACCAAATAGGTGCAATGTTTTCTTGCAGTTTACTAGCGCCTTGCTGGATTGCCTCAAGAGCAGTGGAGTCGAATATACGCTCCATCTTCTTCTGGCCTCTGCGATTAGTGTCAAACAAGTTTCTGTTAGGTAGGAAGAACTCGTACACATCATCTAGCGTATCGTGCCACATCATAGCATTCTCAAATGCTTTGGCTTCACGCCTTTTTAGGTCAGTTAAAGACCCTAACTCTTTAGGTAACTGCATATTAACGGTTCCTAGTTAAGCCTATTCGTGCGTTGTATCCCGTAAAGCGCGAACCAGCGTTGCTTACACTAGCGGCTTTAGCCGGACTTTTAGCTTTTGATGTTTTGGCTGAAGCTAACAGAGACTTTGTTCCTAAAGTGCCTCTGCTAACAGCTTTAAGGCGCTTCTCTGTCTTTGCCGTCTCTTCGTCTAGCTCCATTTGCTGCCGTCGAACCATTGCGTTTTCTTCGGCAGTAGGTTTAGGCGCTTTAGGTGATTTCATAATTTGACCTCAAATATCTATACAGTTGATAGGGCGTTAAGATAAATGGATTCTTAATTCCCAGCAGTTGTTTTGTATGCCCTACGCAAGTATTCAGCATAAGCAAGCTTCTAACAGGGCTTTTTTGCTTATACCCCATTAATCTAAAAGGTTCGCTAAGTATAAC